CCCTCTTCTTCTGCCCTTATCCTTGCTTGGTTTCTAGCTTGCTCTTTTGCTAACGCTCGTTCACGTTCGATCTGTTGTTTTTTGGTTATCTTATCTAATTCATTTGCATCTTTGATTAATTGTTTTTCATCTTCAATCTGCTGAAGCCTTTGCCCGGCTACAACGATTCGGTTGAACTCTTCTGCCGTCAACTCTTCACCAGCTTTAGTTGCAAGATCAGTAGCTTTTGCAAGCAACCGCATCGTGATGCTCATATCTTTCTGCTGTGATCTTTGTTCTTCTTTTTCTATGAAACTGGCTAACGCATCTCTTGCTTGTTTTTGCGCTCTCGCTTGGTCTTCGAGAGCTTTGGTTCTTGCTTCATCTGCGGCTATTGCCTCAAGCTGTACCCTTCGAGCCTCGATCTGATCTTCTGTTGCACCCTGTAACTCAAGTCGGAACAGTTCAGCGGCTATCTTACTTAAACCTAAAACCTGGACTTGCTCTCTTCCAGACTGTAGAGCGGCTTCTATTGATTTTTTGTTGCGTTTAGTTTCTTCTGTGTCTTCTTTTGTAACGCCGGTTACTTCCCCAAGAATCCTTTTATTTTCACGTAGTTTTTGATTCAGGTCGTCTAAACTGGCTGTAATTAGTGTTTTTTCTTGTCTATTTTTTTCTGTTACAGATGTGTTCTCTGTAAATATTTGTGTACCAATTAGCATTACATCGTTACTCATGCTTTGCTCTTTACGCATCGCATTCATAGCGAGTGTTTCGCTTTCTAATTCTTTAGTCAGTTTAGATATCTGATCTTCTAATTCTTTTTGCTCTTCGCGCAACTGATCAATTTTTAATTGTCTTTGAGCGGCTGTGAGTTCATCAAATCCTTCTTTTAGCTCTTTTATTCTTTTAGTTGTTTCCTTGATTGCTTCACTACCTGCGAACAGGCTTTTGATGAACGGCCCACCAATCAAAGCTGTGAATGCTATGAGCGCACCGAATACCGCACCTGTTGGGCCAAAGATAGATGCTATTTGTGGTCCCTGCTGTGCAAAGATACGTACAGCATCAGTTCCTTGCTGTAACTGCACACCAACGTCTTGGATTTGTACGGATAGCTGACCAGTAGTATTTGTCAGGGCAGAGGTTGATCCACGCAACTTACGGAAAGGGGGTGTACTCTTTTCTGTTTCTTCTTTGAGGCCTTTCGTTGCGCCTTCGGCTTCTTTAGCGGCTTTCTTGAGCTTGTTGAGTTCTTTTTGCGCCTGTGCGAAATTCTTGGTTTTAACCGCAATGATTAGTGTTTCTACGTCAGTCGCCATAACTAAACCTTATGCTTTGCAAGCTCCATCACTGCCTCAATTTCCCACCAATCCAATACTGAATGAGTGACTCTCATATAACTCTCCAACTCAGGATATGTATGATCCTTGAGAGAAGTATACGCTACCCAGCAGTCATCGTGATGCCAAGATAGCTTAGGAGCATTGAGAAGCTCAGGTGGCGTGACTCCACGGCTTTTCTCAACTTGTTTTAGCGATTCTAACCGACTGATTTTTGAACCTTCAGGACACTGGTTTATGTAGTAACACCACTTCCCGTAAGCCACGAACTCATCAATCAGTCTGCGATAAAATTATTCCGATCAACGATGAAAGCAAACAGTTGATTAACAACGAATGGAGAGTTTTCACAAAGCCACTCTGCATTTTCCTTTGAAAAGGGGAAATCTTTGCCCCCTTTCTCCAAGTTTTTCCATCCAATGATGACGCTTGCTACCATCGGCCAAACATATTCGTGATCGAAAAAATCGACTTCGTCTTGACCCTCAAACTTTCGTCTTTGCTCTTTTTGCGCGATTCTCCATGCTTTCGCATCTGTTCCCTGAACTTTGAATATCGCTTCTTCTTTCTCTCCAGTTGCAGGATTGAGAAGCTGGAACTCTGCCCCAGCCTCATGCCTTTCAACTGTTGCCAGTTGATCTAGTTCCATAAAACCCCCTAGGTTTTACACTTTACGGTTGTCTAGTAATCACTAATTGTGACGCATCACTTGCGTTAAATAATGCAGAGAACTCTAATGATATTTGTATTGCTCCTTCACCTGAAACATCTGGCTGACCAGTGTTGTATTTAACTTTGGGAAGGTCTATCAAATAATCCTTACCGGCAACATCTGTCAAAGTCAGGACTATTTCTGAGTTAGTCTCATTGACGAACTTGTCTAATAATGCCTTGCTATCAAAGTATGTCCCTAATGTTCCGGAAACCCTGGATTTACCGATAGACGGTTGATTTGTTGTCGCTGATCCGACCGAAAACAGCGGCTCGATACCATTTTCAAGGGTAAGATCAAACGATGTCACTGTAGCTATAGTCGAACCACCTTCAGTAATTGATCCAGTGAAACTATCAAAAGGGGTGTTGCCAACATCTGCATTGTCGGAAGCTCCGGCAATTGTACTCGTATTCAGCGTCATATCTTTTCCGACGATACCGAGGGTCATGGTCACCATAGAATTTGGTGCGACGCTCAAAGACATCGTATTGAACTCAACCCCTGTAAATCTGTGATACTCAGGTGTTGCAAGATCAAGGAATCTTCGTTCGATGGTGAAAGACCTTCTTGTGGTTCCCGTTTTCAACACGTTTGTGCTGAATGAGCTACACATCACAGCCTCAAGTAGCTCATCAAAAGCCCCATATTCAAGCTCTGATGTGATGTCGCCACTGATAGTTCTATTGCCGTGACGGAAATCTTCTATTTGCCTATCACCTCTTAACTTTTCGCTCTCTATAGCGTCCTTACTCATACCTATATTTGTCGCGGTATGAGGAATCGGTGTATACGTTGGATTATTTGGTGTTGTTCCATAAGCACTTTCTGCAACGTAAAACATTGAGTGCTGTGCGCCGTTTGCAATAGCCATTGCTGTTACCTCGCGTCAGTGAATGTTTGAAAATTAACAGATACCGGAACAAAGTGAAATGCTCCGTCTGTCACAGCTTGTGCGATTGAAACCGAACGCACTCGGATGCTCACCTGATTATACGATAAAACAAGACCTCGCTTGAATTGATCAGCAACAGTATCTGGTATTGATGACCTACCCGACCCAGCCGGGTAAACGACATCTATTTGATAGATTCCGTTAGTTTCGTCTTGTCCAGCGGCCCCTAGCCCTGATTGCAATGTTTCATCTGGGAGAAAATTAGGTGTTAAAAATGTTGAACCAGCTTGTGGCTCAAACGGAATATTAGGCCAAGCGATTGAATAACTTCCAGAGAGCCCATTCAATCGATTATCTAATGCTGCCTGTATGTCGTTGAAAAACGTAGCCATTCAACTTGCCCCTTTGATGCGAGCTTTAAATTTTTGCATGGCAATTCGTACTATGCCTTGTGGCGCTTGCCTTGAGAATCCGTTGACTGTTTTTCCTGTTGGATTTTGCGGTGGGTTAGGGTACATCCCAAATTCAATAACTCTTGCGTAGGGAACACTATTAGACATGAAAAATGTTTGCCCTAATTTGAATCTAGCTACAGCTTTTTCAAGCCTGGCTATGGACTTCGACCCGGTACGATCAGCTTGTTTCGTTGTTTTCCTAATCACTTGTCGATTACTGGAGTACCAATTATTTACTAATACACCTTGGTCCACTGGCGTTTGTTGAATCACATCCAGGCCGAGCCTTCTTAATGATTTCTTCACTCGTTTTTCGCTAGTGCTAAGCAATTTCGCGCCCGCAATACCTATTCTTTTCTCAAAGCTGTCACTCATTTTCTGACCTGTAAATCAACAGAAAGCAAGGTAGCTGCTGGTTTATTTTCAGTAACATTGATAACGCGAAACACCTCACTGTCAATAGATACTGTGTCGTTCAACTGATACGTAAATGGCTCTGATAACAATCTTCGATCCCCTTGTTGAATCGTTGTGCCATTAGTTTCTGTATCACTGTAATCGAAAACGCAGCAGAATTTACTGAAGGTAGAGGACGTGTCAGTCGTGGTGCCACTGTTGGGGTTATATGTTCCTTTCGAGGTACGAGTAAATGTAAGCTCCCTACCAAAATTTTTAATCAAAGAAGTCGCTTTTGTAGCTAGACTCCCATACGAAAAAGTCATGCCCTCGTCACCTCAAACGCAGGACGTATGATTTTTCGGAGAGCAAAGGTCAGTGCCGGTGTGGTGACACGATTCTCACTATTGTTGGAATAAGTGACTTCAATATCTCCAATCTTCTCTCTGAGAGTTTTACGCTCCTCAGTGTTCAATTGGCTGTTCCCAGACTCTTGGACAAATATTGCCTCATACAGAGCTAGTTTCACATCATTAGGTATTTCAGTTGCGTCGGCGTAATAGCCATCAATCATTGCTTCCGTTCGAGGCCATTGTAACGGTTGGCTTTCAGTCGCTTTCCGTCCGATGAATGTTTGACGCTCAAAGAAATCCATCGCTCGGAAAATAGCTTGTGTAATCGCCGCGTCTGTGCCAACAGTCAAGCCTCGCAGATTTGCAAACGATTTATAAGCGTTGAGCGATACATAAGTGTTTGCGCCACTAACTATTGATCCGTCTTCTACGACTAATGACATTATGCTTCCTTATATCCACTGGATTTATAGGCGTGGATCATCGCTTCTGAGGGATACGCTATGCGGCCATCAGGGTGGATCATTTTAGTTGTCTTAGGGGATTCCGATTTGACGTTTGATTTCGAGTCCGTCTTTTTCGGAGTTTTAGATTCAGCCATTAGGTGATCCTCAAGCAACACGAAAACGGGGGCCGAAACCCCCGTCTAGTTTTAGCCTAACAGAGTTGCAATAAAGTCTGATTTCCACGCTTTCACGCCGAACGCGACAGCGACTTCAATCATGGCTTTACGATAACCCTTGTAGAATCGAACTTCATAGACAATTCCACTGTTCGGGTCTTGGACCGTAATCGCATCATCAGCATTATCGCCACCTTCCGGTACTGCTGGAGCGCGAACTGCAAGCTCGATTGCCCGACGATGGAATGCCATGTTTCCAGTATAATTGTTGCCAATGGTCATCTCATGCGCGTCGCTGATTAACAGCCTGAGTCCAGGACTACCAATTACAATGTCGCCGCTTGTAGCAGTCAAACCTGTGTTAACGACATACTTGTTAGTATCACCAGCAAACGTGACAATATCTCCGGCCTTGATACCTGTCGTATTGACTGTACCGCCATCAAGAGTGATTGTTGTTTCTCCAATCGCCTCTCCTGAGCCTTGATTGATATCGTAACCTGTACCTGCACCTTTCGTGTGTGCTTGAACTTGTGCCGACTCACGAACAGCAAGACCTTGCAGATCGAGTAAAGTTCCTTGACGTAGGAGCGTATCGTTTCCAGCTTGATTCACTGATTGCAGTGATGCAAGTTGACGCAAGTTTGTTCCTGCAAGCGTGTTCAGTACTAAGCTGACCTGACCGTCGTTCGGCGGCATACCATTATCGACAAGAATCTGCCGTATCTCTGCGACCTCGTTGAAGTTCGATGCAAATGGGGTTGTACCAGCCGTACCAAATGCTCTGGAAGCATTGTTTTTCGCTTGCGTAGCGATCTCAACTTCCATCTCATTCGTTAGGGCTCGCATCGCTTGAGCGATCATGTCGCCATAAACCGTGTCATAGCCAACACCATTGTTTAAGTGCAGGACATCTTCACCAGTGAATGGAATTTGAACAGCGCGAGATTTGTTGATTGTCAGCGTCTTGTTATCAACCGTTTGATCAGTTCCTTGCGGAATCGTCATCGATTCAGTCACATCGCCAACAGTTGCTTCGCGTGTGAACGCGGCTCTGACAACGTCACCTACTGCGGCACGTTCCGAACCATTTGCGTTGATTGTGACAGCAGGAATAAAGCCGACAAGCTCCCGTCCTACCACATCAGCCGCTACATAGATATCTGCGGCGAGGTCTGTTAATACGTTAGCCATGGGGCTACTCCTTTCAATCGTTTACAATTTTGCCTTTGCCACGAACGAAAATAGCCCTATCTTTTTGGGACAATTCATCAAACTGGCTTCGGCTCATTTCTTTCACATCCGCTTCAGCCCTGCCTTGCGAACGGGTGGCCCCACCACCAGTTGCTTGAATACCATCTACCAAAAATGGAAAATCATTCTTGACAGACAATACCAAATCTTCAATGCTACTAACAGTCAATTGTCCTGACTCGTCAGTAACTCTAATTTCTCCATCCATCAGAGTGAGTCGTTGACTCAATCTTTCTTCTAGCAATCTCGCCTTCGATACGTCTTTGGTTAGACTGCTGGCTACTTTAGCGGCTTCTGTTTGCACTTTTTGCAACGAAACCTGATTGTTCATTTCATCTATTTTCTGCCGTAGGACATCCGCTTCATTTTTTTGGCTTTCATAGAGTTCTTTGAATTGCCCGTCTTCTTTGGCTTGTCTTTCTTTTTCATCCCGTGCTTTGGCATCTGCTTCTTCCTTTTCTCTCTTGATTGCCTTTTTTTCAGCTAACAGTTCGTCGTTTTTAGATTTTAGACCTGCGACTTCTTGAGCTATCCGCTCCTCAACCGTCTTGTCTAATGTTTCTTTAAACTTCTCCGCTAGCTGTTTTTTTATTTCGTCATCTACTTCAACGTCATTCAAAAATTCCATGCCGAACCCCTAGTTTTGCATGATAGACCTCTGGTCTGAATCATAATTTTAACCTATTAAACACATCAGGTTCCATTTTTCTCAATTGGTCAAGAGTCAACGTTTTACCTGATGAATCCACGAATTTATCTAATTCTAACTTGCCCCTGCGAAATAGCCTACCCTTTGTCTTTCCAAGCACTTCATCTTGAAATTGCGCTGATTGTCGAATCAACCATGATTGATATGTCGTTTTTTGTTGTACAGTTGTTACGCCACCAGAACCTCTAGCCCTTCTTCTGGGATTCTTGGTTTCTCTTCCTTCAAAGCCTGGTTTCAAACGTGGGCTGATTGATGATCGACAAGAAAAATGCGCCGGAGGCTTCGGTGATTTTTTGGGATCATTTGTAAACGGATAGATTTTTCCGTCCCGGCTGGCACAGATCAGCGATGTTCTTGAATCTAGAACCGCTATCCATTCGTATCCATCAAAAAAATCGATGTTTTGCCTCATGGCGACATCTCGTGCTTGAACCGATGTGAAGTTGTTAATTGTCCTGATAAGTGATCCGACTTGTTTTTTCTGGAGCGGATTAATTGATCGGACCCGATTACTGATGATTTCATTCGGCTCTCGTTGGGTAACACCATCCCTGATCGTTTGAGCTGTTTGTTTAATCTTTTTTCTTTTGAACGCTCTAATCAGTGACATTATTGTCTTCCCTGCAAGAGGTATAGCTCCAGCTAAGATTGCTAGCTGATAGTCTTCTTTAGATGGCGGTTCGATCCCGTCCAGGAATTTAGAGAATAAGCCTGTTGACCAATCTGCCTCTTCCACTGATAACTCATCCACGTCACTCAGTATCTTTCCTTCCATGTCGCTGTAAACTTGCTCTTGAAATTCTTCCAGATTCTTAAGAAATGCCTTAAGTTTAGCGACTGTCAGAGTGCTTAACTCGTCCTTTTCTAGCTCACTCAATACTTTTTCAGTAATCTCGTCGATATAGTTTTCGGCTTCTTTTTCCCGTCCAGCAGAGTATCTCAACAAAAATATTTGATGCTTAGTGATTGCATCTTGTATTTCTTCAGAGAGTGCCACTTAGCTCCATTTCACTTTATCTGCCCAAAACGCCGCCGACATCTTTCCTTTTGCTATATTCTTTGCGTGTCTGGCTTTGAAAGAGGCTCGCTTTTTCTTCATGGCTTCTGACTCTCCTGCCTTCGGCGCACCAGCGGTTTTAGCACCTTGCTGACCGAATCGAATCAATTTGACCTTATCGCCTTCTTTGGCAAGAACGATGTGAGATTTTTCAGGATGACCAGGTGTTCTCTTGGGTTTGTTAAACCCTGCAAGATTGAATCTTTTAAGTCTTGGGTCTTTTGCCATTACTTTTTAGCTCGTTTTTTTGCCGTTGCCGATAGCTGATTCATGTGAAAAAGGTATTTACTCGTGCTTGAGTGTCTAGCTCCCGACATCAAGCGGCCTGAAGCATCTCTATGAGTTTTACCTGTAAATGGCTTGCCATCTTTGAAATAGTGTTTGACTCCTGCTGCCATCACTTCCTCCTTTTTCTTGCTTTGCGTAAATCTGCCGCTGTGATCTTATCCCTTGGCGGCGCGATTCTTGCCAAGCGTTTTTGTTTTGCAGAATAAGATTTTTTGCCTTTAGGTTTTGGCATTATTTCTTCGCTCTTTTTGCTTTGCGGAATTTTTGTATTGCTGCCCATTGCTTAGAATCTACGGATCGAGCCTTTCCACCTGTCAGGACTGAGTTCACTCGTGCCATTGCCCATTGACTGACTGAGACTCCGGGCCGTCTTCCTGATGTGACTGCGGCCCCGACTCCCTTGTCATAAATCTGCTTAAGTGCCGAGTACGGCGCATTCGCCTTTTTCGCCTTGTTCTGCAAAGCCTTCTTCGTCCGTTCATTTATTTTTACCACTGAAACGCCTCCTGAATGCTTTTGTGTATGGTGATTCTGGTGTCTTCTTCCGCTTGCCTTTTGAATCCTTGTCTCCAGCTAACTCGCCCAATAATCGACCTTGTTTTTGCATTCTCTCAAGCTGCGCTAGCCTTTTACGTCTAGCCTCGCCTGTTAGTCCTGCAAGATATTTAGCTGGGATTTTTCGGCCTGACTTCGTGGTTACTTTTCGCACCATCTTAATTAGCTCCGATAGGGTCTGCCATTCCAGATTCGTCACGCACATCGTCCAGGGAACGCTCTGGATCGACTAAGCCTCCTGATTTGATACGATCAAAAATATCTTTTTCAGCCACTACCTGACGATCCAGCAAGGTAACCATTGACATAATTTCTTGCGGATCAATCGACTTATCGTAAAACTCACGGTTGATCATGAATGTAGTTTCACTTGTTTCGACACCCATAAACTCTCCCACCCAACCAATGCATTTGACGATAGCCTGAGATAGATTGCCGACAACGTCACCAAGGACTGAGTTTTCCGATGCAAACCGTATTCTCGCGGCCTCTGCTGTTTCTCGATCTGCCCTGTCAGTAATGATTCTTGCACCAATGGCGACCATTTGTTGCTCTTTGGCTTCCATCGCCCTCATCACTAACTGATTCTCATTAGCTTGCAATAAACTGGCTGATCCTGTTTCACCCAAAACATGACCGGCTCTTGAGCCCAACTTGATTCCGTGCGGATTGAATTCCCTGAATTGTTCTGGACTCAAAGAATGAGTGATGAAAAGACTCGGTTGTCCGACAAGAAAACACGATTCTTCGTAGTCTGCTGAATTCCTAAAATGAGCCAGATTGACTTCTGCAATATCTGATAACGGAGCATCATCGATGGTTGCATCATTATTTTTTGAGCCGATGAATATGAGAGGTATTTCTTGCCAGTTCGATCCATCTGCTTTCTTTGGGAAAAACTCATCGGTGTATGGCTCTTCCTCACGATAGATTTGCTGTGTATAACCTTCTTCGCTAAGTCGTAAGACACGATATTGCACTTTTGATTCGTGACCGAACTCATCTTGAGTAGCCAGATAATGCTCTGCTATGGTGACAGAGGTAAGCATTCTCTTGCCGTTGATCACACCAGACTTCCAGTTGATCACTTGTTCTGCGGTGAAAGGAGTGATTGACGCTCGTAATCTTAGTCTTTGAACATCTTCGACAGTGACATTTTCATCTGTCTGCGGATAATCAACCAGCAAAATACTCCTGCCTGTTTCCATCAGATTCGATAGTTCATCTTTCACGAGTTGAGTCAGACTCAAGCCATCCCCGGTGGCATCATTAGCAAGGTATTCGAGATCGTTCGGTAGATTGACAACAGGCTCTTTTCTAAAAGCTGCTCCGACCAAAGCATTCTTGGTTCGTCCAGTGAAGTTTGTGAATAATGCTCTTTTGATATATTGACGGTATCTAGCAGTCTCTGTCCCTTTTCGATCATCTACAGAGTCATTATCGGGAACTGGCAGATAGTGATATTTTTTTTCTTTAACGGCGACTGAGCCACGAACAGCGTCGCGAGTCTGAGTCCAAATTGGTAGATACTTGGAGTAATCTGGATGTTGGGTGCTTACTGGCATGGCTCAACCCTTCGAGATGTTTGAAATATTGTATCCTTAGCTTTTTTAATTCACCAATGGCTTTTTAAGCTGACAGATATCACCGCCTACAAATAATAAACGTATTTCGATATCAGCACCGCAATGATGGCATCCGTCATGTTCTTCAATAGACTTGGTAGAAACGGGTTTGTGACATAACACACAAGGGTGCTCTTGTCTGTCGTAAGCATCACAATACTCGATCTGCTTTTTGATTGCCTCTGGTATGTAATTTTCTTGTGTAGTCATTTTGTTTACCTCTATTTTTGATTCATACTTTGATTATAAAGTGAACGATAAAAACCTATAACCTCCACTCTCATTTTTATTTTACCCAGGTTTTCAAAAACCGTAACCCTTCAGGCGTGACAATCATATCGCAAAAGCGAAATCGATATCTGCGACCCGCTTCCGAATCGGGAATGTGTAGGCAATCGGATAGCTTGTTGCATCGTTCTGGTGATCGTGACCACTCGACTTGTCTGGCTCGCCATTTTTATAGGTTTGTTGCTCCAGGCAATCGGCAGTGTTTGGACAAGTTAACGGATTGATTTTGACCTTCCCATGCTCCAGTGCGGCGTTCATGGCGGCGACTCGATCTTTCACTCTGGGATTGGCTTTGTTGGCCCGTACAGTAAATCCAGCCTGTTCAAGTAAAGCAAGATCAGAAATACTGGCATTCACAGTTTTAGTGGCCGCTCCACTGGCATCGGGATAAATGTAAATTGCATGACCCTTTGACTGCCATTTATCCTGAATTTCCTCAATCATTCTCGGCGTATCTTGCATTTTCGACAGTTCTGCGACTCCATGCCAAACACCTTGTCGCTGCACATAGATAGTAGCGGCCTGATTCATCACGTTGAAGTCGCATCCAATGTACAAGGGCTCACCCTGACGGATCGTTTCGTCGCTGCGGCAAATTTTTCGGTCGTAACACGAGTAAACACTTCCAGACTGTAAATTAACAAATTGGCCGTACAAATAAGCATCTAGGAGATTAGACGGATACATCTGCCTGAGCGATTCAATGTAGTCATCTGGAAGATAAGGGTTGGATTCAGTCGGAGCCTGGATAATTTCGTAACCTTCTTTCGGTTTTTGCTTCCAAGTATTGTAGACAAAACGGAATCCTTCCGGCGTTGTGGTCGTTCCGATGCTATTTTGTGAGCCATCAGGCTTATATTGACGATTACGAGCGAGGATCATACGCCAAACATTGGCCGCATCATCTAGTTTTAGGGTGTCTAGCTCGTCCACATCGGCATCACAATGCTCATAACCAATGATACGCGACGGGTTTTCCATGCTACGGAACAAGATTTCCCCAATTCCTTCAATGATGATCCGGTTCAAGGGCGATTTTTGTAATTTATACGCAATACCTAGTTTTTCGAGTATGGCTTCAAATCTAGGCCACGCAATTACCCGTATAAGGTCAAAAGTCGGCGCATAAAATCCTCTCACCGGACGAAAACTTGAATCTATTGGATGACAACTGTTAGCTGTCTCCACCAAACCAAAAATGGACCTTAAAATCGCTGCTTCAGTCTTACCAGCACCAAAGCCAGCAACCATTGCCGGATACTTCTGATCACACTCAATATACTCAATTTGCGGTTTTGTTAGCTCTAAAAGCACAAAAGCCTCATTTTCTGTTTATCGCTCGCGGAGACAACGTTAATAATATGCTTTTAATCGTTACCCCCTTTAGGGGCTCCAGATTTTTCAAGGTCGATTATCGCCTCTTGTCTCTGCGTTGTTATTAGGGGAAGTCAGGCGTAGCGTCGCATCGGTCTGGGGGATGGCCCCGGCCCAGTATTGACGCGGCTTCGAGCGATTCGGCCCGCTCAATCGTTCCGGTCTTCAATGCGGTTCGGCTCCGGTGTAATATCTCGTTCAGGTCGGCCTGGCGCTGGCGAATATTGGATATTGATAGTCTGGCGTTCCTGCTCCGGCTGGTTCTCGATCCATTGCGCTCCGCCTCTAGCTTTCAAGAAATAGATAGCTGCTATGACATTTGGATTTTTTTCAGCGGTAGCCATGCGAAACAGGCTTTCACCTACTAGCGCAACCTTAGAAGCCCTACCCTTTTTATAGGCGGCATCAATAAATTCATTCTCTCTACATAGTCTGGCAAATGTATTTTCTGCAATACCTAAGCA